TCGTCGGCAGCGTCAGATGTGTATAAGAGACAGCTGTTAATGAGAACTTGTTTTATTCATCTAATAAATCACAAAATTCTTGAAAAGATTTTTCATAATTCGCAATAAACTCCTGCGGTGTGATGTCTACATCGGGATTCAAGTCGCGAATTAATTCAAAAACCAAAGCAAGTTCATGAGCTTTTTGAACTTTATCCATGAAGATGCCCCCTTTCGTATGTACTCGGACGTGCCAGTGTCCTGTAAGCAAATTATACGAGGAAAAAGAACTTGACAAGCGAGGTAGAAATGAAAATAGCAATAATGTCGGTTATAGCATTAATAAGCGCAACCTTTATAGAATATTTAATAACACGAGTGGAACCAATGACAAGAGCAAATTCGGTGATTATATATATGCTGATGTTTTTGTGTTTAAATGAAATATTTAAATAATAAGAGAAAATAGATTGGAGGAAAAATAATGGGTCTTGTAGATGCATTTAGTAAAGAAGATAGAACAGAAATCATGATGTCAAAACTGTATACATTAATGAGAGAAGGGGCAAAAGCAGAAATTATGATGAACGCAATTCAGTGCGATGTACCGCATAAATACATCAGGGAAATGATGACTGGATTAAAAGAATATCCAGATAAAAAAGGAAAAACAGAAGAATTACCTTTTCCAGAAACTGAGACATCTAAATAAAGGAGGGAAAAAGATGCAAGGAATGTATTTGGAACAGAGAGTTGAACAGCTCGAAAGAGAAATCAGAGAATTGAAAGAGCAAAAGAAAAATGAACAGTATCTCTCTCCAAAAGAATTTGCCGAGAAAATGAGTTGTTCCCAGTCATTTGTAACAAAGATGGTAAAGAGCGGAGAGATTCAGGCTTTGCGAATGGGCAAGCTGATCAGAATCCCAATGAGCCAATTTGAAGAAAAAGAAGGGATAGAACCATCCTGGAAAGATATCGTCTTTAAAGGAGCGTGAAAAAGATGAAACAGAAAGATATATCACTCTACGCATTAGCAAAACGACATGCAGGAACACATGCAATTGAGAAATGCGCACTATATCAACAGCTAAAAGACAGCTCAGACACATACGGCATCCTGAGAGATAAGATTGATACATTCGCAGAAAACCTTGAGATGCATTCAGATCCACAATATGCGCAGACTGTAAAAATGGAATTGCTGCAGCAACTTAAAAACGAGATTAATCGGTTAAAAATACGCAAGATTTTGTAGACAGTAAAAACTTCTGATGATTTACAGAGCTCTCTAAATACACTACAGCTAAATACCCCCTTTAAAATCATCAATAACAGTAACAGAGCAAATCCTTCTCAGTATTACATACAAATTCAGAGAGCTCTGTAAATCATCAGAAGAGTAAAAGGAGACCAACTATGAAAAACATTTATCAGGCTGCAAGAGAAGCAGCAGGAATGACGCAGGAACGTGCAGCAGAGCTGATTGGGCTGTCAGTTGAGAGTATTCGAAGCTATGAGACAGAAAAGAGAATCCCGGCAGATGAAACAGTGATCAAAATGGCAGAGATCTACGGTGGAGCAAATTACTTGGCGTATCAACACTTGAAGCATAAGACAATGCTGGGCAATGCGATCTTACCAGATGTGTCAGAGGTTCCGCTGTCGCAGGCAGCTCTTCAGATGATTCATGAAATGAATGATTTTATCCAATGCGAGCCGGATATTATCAAGATCACGATGGATGGAGTGATTGACTCAAGTGAAGAATTTGCATGGATGGATATCATCCAGAAATGTCAGAGGCTTTGCAGAGCGGTGCTCACATTACAATATTCGAGAAAAGAAGGTGAAGAGAGTAAAGAAGCATAGAGAGCAACAGAAAAAAGAAAATAAAAACAGCTTATAGCAGATGATTCTTTGAAGCAACCAGACAAAGCAGAATGAATGACTATTGCAAGACAGGACCCGACAATTCCCTAAATTAATAATATGAACTTTTTAGAAACAAAGAAACCTCATTAGTGTTATTTAACATATCAATTGAATATAACTGGTTGCTTCAAAGAGTCATCTGTTAAGGAAAAATCAAGGAGGAATAAGAATGACAGAAGAAAAATACAAAGAGATTAAAAAGAAAATGCTAAAAGCGGTACATGGTAAAACACCTGATGAAATGGTGATTCGTTATCGAGAAATAGCATTGGACTATGTAGAAATGATAAATGAAATTATAACGCCAATGAATGAATTAACAACTCCACTTGTAGTAGCAGCACTCGAATATATGAAAAGCGCAGTTCTGAAAACTATGAACAGTGAACAAAGAGAAGTGGCGGAAAATACTGAGATGTTTTTAAAACTAACTGCAAGAGCCGAGAAAGTTGATATCAAATAAAAAAAGGCACTCATATGAGTGCCTAGTACGTGAAAAAATTTCACGATGTACATTTTTCGAGCTAATAATAGTGTACCATTATCGTTAAATTTTTTCAAGGGGTGTTTATGAAACGTATTTACAGAGATGGAATAACAGATTTTACAGAACCGTTTTGGGACAACTTGTGTTCAAAATGTTCAAAAAGATTCTGGAGCGTCACACTTGACTGTGTCTGCCCAAGATGTGGAAGTGAAGAACTTTATATCTTAAACGAAACGAAACACCTGAAACACAATAGAGAAGAACTCGAAAGATTTCATAGGAAGATAATGGAGGAAAAAGAAGATGAAGACAATAACAATAATGAATTACAAAGGCGGCGTTGGTAAGACTGCAACAGCTGTAAATCTTGCTTACAATTTATCGGAAAAAGGGTATAAAACTCTTCTGATCGACTGCGATCCGCAAGGCAATGCAAGCTATTTTTATGGCAAATACGATGAAAAGAAAAAAAGTTTAACAGGAGTTTTGCAAGGTAACTATACTCTTGAAGCAGCTATTAGGAGAACAAAATTCAAAAATCTTGATATTGTACAGGCAGATCGCAATCTTGAATTTGTTAAGATCTACAGTCCGATCGAACTGAAAGACCAGATTCATCAATTGGGTGAAGATCGATACGATTATGTGATTTTAGATTGTCACCCAACATTTGAATTATATACAAAAATTGCATTGGTGGCAGCAGATCTTTGCGTGGTTCCAGTGAAACTCGATCAGAACAGCATCAATGGACTTGCTTTTTTTGACGAGCACTTTCAAGACATATTAGATCTTGCTCCAAACTGTGAGTATAAAGTATTAATTACACTTTGGAAGCCAACAAAAGCTAATAAAATTGGATTAATTGATTTGGTAAATAGACACCAGTATCCGATATTTAAGAGTCTTATTCGGGATTGTGCATCTGTAAATTATTCTACATACCGTAGAATGCCGCTAAGAAAATGCAGAAGTACAAAGAATGCATGCCTTGACTACAATGATTTCACGGATGAATTGATTCAGGAGGTGCAGTAAATGGATATGAATGACATTTTAAAAAGCATCGGGCAGAAACAGCCACAAGAGAAAAAGAAGTCAGCTCCACGAATCCAGATGATTCATTATACCAAGTTAAAACCTAGTCCGGATAACTTTTACGACACAGAAGGAATTGAAAAACTTGCCGCAGCAATCAGAATCGCAGGAGAAATTAAGAATCCGCTGCGTGTTCGAAAAACAGATATAGATGAATATGAAGTGAACGAAGGACACCGTAGGAGACTGGCAACAATTTATAATGTGGAACGGCTTGGAATAAAAGAGTTTGAATTTGTTCCGTGCGTTGTTGAAGACACGACAAGTACAATTGGTAAATTAAATCTGATCTTAAGCAACTCCACGCAGAGGGAAAGAACCGAATACGAGAAGATGCAGGAAACAGCAAAGCTTAGAATCTTATTAGAGCAGTACGCAAAAGAAAATGAGACAAAGATATCATCAATAGAAATGCGAAAGATGATATCCACAATTTTAGGTGTTTCTGGAACGAAAATTGCACAATTGGAGAGCATTAACAGGAATCTTGTGGATGAAGCAAAAGAACAATTTAAGGATGGAAGTATGCCGGTATCTGTTGCAAATGAAATGGCAGGACTACCAGAAGAAATACAGAGAAATCTTTCAGAGCAGGAAGATATCAAATTATCTCAGGTAAAGCAGATCAAAGAAGATTCTAAAGAAAATGCAAAGATAATGTGTAAGTATGATAATTCAAAGAACTGTCATACGAAGCTGATTCAGAGACAACAGGAACATTTAGATACAAATGGACCATGTTCTGGTTGTTGCAGATTGTGTGATCATCCAAGTAACTGCCGTTATAGGTGTGAAAATACGCCATTAGGATGGAAACCAACACAACAGCATAAGGAAATTACAAAGTGTGCTTATAACGAGAAATATCAATGTAACATCAATGAAATCATTGAGAAATACAAAGCAGATAGAAATATCGCAGAGTGTCCAGGATGTTGCAAGTTGTGTGGGTATACATTTGAATGTGAGCATGTTTGCGAAAACGTGTTAGAAAACAAAAAGATATCAGAAGAGGATCTTGAAAGTGTAACGTTTACATTTCAAGATGTAAAGGCAACTCTTAGATATATCAATCAACAGATTTCAAAAACCAAGATGAATGACAAAGAAACAATCGTTAGATTAAAAGTAATATCTGAGTCATTAAAAAAATATTTGAAAGAAATGAAGGTGGTTACTGATTATGGCAAGTAGAAGAATGGTAAATATCCGGATCATTGACAGTGACAATTTTCTCGAGTTGCCACTATCGACGCAGGCGCTGTATTTCCATTTGCTGTTACGTGCGGATGATGATGGTTTCATTAACAATCCGAAACGAATACAGCGCCTGATCGGAGGGAGTGAGGATGATTTTAAATTATTGATTGCGAAGCAGTACATTCTTACATTTTCATCAGGAGTTATCGTGATCAAACATTGGAGAATGCATAACTGTATTAAAAAAGACCGATATCACGAAACAGACTGTATTGATGAGAAAAATATGCTGTGTTTGAATGCAAATAAGACCTATACGTTTGAAAAACCGCAATGTATCCAGAATGGAGACAATTCGGAACCAGAATGGAACCACAGTATAGGTAAGGATAGGTTAGGTAAGGCTAGTATAAATAATAATATATTGCCCGAGCAAGTCGGACAACCAGAGCAGGAGAACGATAATCAAACGAGTGATGAGACGAGTTATCAGGGAGCAAGAGAGTTTACCATGCTGACGAAAGATGGTGAATACGTGGTTACTGAGAAGACCACCCACAAGTTTGAAAGACTCTATCCTGGATTGGATGTTGAGACAGAGCTAAGAAAAATGGTTGCCTGGTGCATGTCAAATACAGCAAAAAGAAAAACAAAACGTGGTATGTATCGCTTTATCAACGGCTGGTTAAACAAAGCATACGTTCAGTTTGTGCAGGAACCAAAGATTCGAGCAAATACACCAAAGCCACCAGTACAGCACAATTTCACACAGCGCGATTACGATTTTGACGAATTGGAACAGCAGCTTTTGAAAAAGCAGCAGGAAGGAATGTAAGGATGGGAACTAAGAGAAAATATGCATCTTCTAAGCCGGTGATGAAAAATCCAGTTAGTTTCGAAATGATTGAGGAGAGGTTAAAACTGATTCAGACGGGAAAAAAAGATAACGATCTGGATTGAACTGCCGAAAGGAAACGACGGAAAAGAAAAACAAAAAATCGTCAAAGGAAATGTTATTGCCGTGTACAGAAACACGATTCATGTTCAAGTCGAAGTGCGTGGTGGAATATTTTACAATGAATGTTTTGACAAGTTCGAACTTTATAACACAAGATTTGCAGTGAAATAAAGACAAAAGAAAAAGAGGTAAGAACCACGACCAAAAAGATTCAATACCTCATGACAATTATAACATAAAACAGGAGGTATTGCATTTGAATCACAAACAAACATTAGACTTTTTATACGGGATCCAGAAAAGGGACAAAGAGATTGACACATTAATTGAACAAAAGAAAAGTTACATGGATTTAGCAACAAAGGTAACAGCAGTTATTGGAAGCGAACGAGTGCAGTCCTCTTATGATTGTAACGACAAGATGGCAGACGTTGCGACGAGGATCGCCGACATAGAAAACGAGATCCTGGCAAAGATTGACAGGTTAATTGACTACAAAGAAGCAGCAATCAAGATCATAAAGAAATTGGACGATATTGAAGACAGAAGAATTTTGATACTTAGACATATCGGTTATTTGAACATGTACGAAGTTGCAAGAAAAATGAATGTTGATCGCAGGACAGCTTATCGAAAATATAACAAAGCAGTCGACAATCTACAAAAGATTTTGTCAGACTCTGACAAGAAATAAAAAATGTCTAACGGCTTTAACTTCTACCTGATGTGTAATAAGCAAAAAGTTGTTTTTCTACCAAACAGTCTATATATTGTGTGATCAGGTAGAAGTTAAAGCCGTTAGGCTTAGAACTGGATGTTTTATATACCACACGAACAATTTAATAAAGATCCAGTACAATATAACTCGTAAGAAACGTATAAGCTACCAGAAATGTAATGCCCGGCTTCGGTCGGGCAGAAAGGAGAAATCAATCATGCCGGATAAGCAAAAGATAAACAAATTAACGATATATTGCAGTAGTCAGAAAGATTGCGACAGTTGCATGTTGGATAATATATGTATAGGATCGTTTTGGAGTGAAGAAGATGAAGATATAGATGAGATGTATAGAAAAATTACAAAAACATCAGTAACAGATAATCTAACAGGAATTGTAAAAGAGCATAAAAAGACGATAACAGAGATTTTCGAGGAAATAAAATCTAACATTTGTGATAATTATTGCAAATATCCATCTGAAATAACGGATCATGACGAGATGATAGAAACAAAATGTAGTGAATGCCCGTTGAATAGATTGAGTTAGTGGAAAGGAAAAGATAAGAAATGAATAAAGAAAATGCAAGAAGATATCAATTAAGACCGTGTCATATTTCGGCAGACAACATAAGAAAAAAAGCATTGTTTCATTGCTGGAGTTTTAATAGCGAAGTTATAGGACCATCACCGATGATTGGAGGACATAAAGGAGGTACTATTGCATATACTACAGCGCTTGTAGAACTTGAAGATGGAAGAGTTCTTGACGTGTTTCCAGAAAATATTATTTTTGATGATCATATACTTGAAGAAGGTTACGGTGAAAGTGATGAGGAAGAATGATAAGATAAGTACACATGAGAAAAGATTGAGTAATGTGAGGAAATTAACAAAATGTCCATATTGTGGTGATCGTGGTGGAATGGTAAATAAATTCACGATAACTGGCGAGGATTATTATGATTTTCAAGGAAATTTCCTTGGGGAAGAATTTGATGGTTCTTATAAAAACAACAAACGTTTAGTGTGCAAGAAATGCAGAAAACAGATAATGAAATTTGATGAATTAATAAAAATTAATGAACAGAACTTCGATAAATAATATCAAGACAGATATAAAGAAGATAAGAAAAATGGAAAAGATAACATTTTATGACGTTGTATTGATTTTTGCGGTAATGCTACAATTTGGAGAAAGAAATTGAGAAAAAATAAAAGTTGTCACACAATGTCACAAACCAATGTGCTAATATGTAACTGTAATAATTGTACAACAAAGAAAAACGCACCAGGAAAAAACTTCCTGATGCGTTTTTCTATGCCTAAAGGAAGGTGATAAACATTGAACACAGTGCAACCAATCCGAGATATGGATACTGTGCTGGATATTGCGAGATACCTAAAAAATAAGAATGAAAGAGACTACGTGATGTTTGTCACAGGGATTTACTCAGGATTAAGGATCAGTGACATTCTAAAATTACGAGTAAGAGATGTGAAAGGAAAAGACCATATCTCGATCAGAGAGAAGAAGACACAGAAAGAAAAAAGATTCTTGATCAACAAAAATCTAAAAAAGATATTAGAAGAATATATCAGAGGAAAAGATGATCTTGCATATCTTTTAGAGAATCCAAAAACACACAAAGCGATCACAAGACAATGGGCATATGCAATGATCAGAGAAGCAGGAGAAAAGTTTGGAGTACATAACTTGGGGACTCACACAATGAGGAAGACATTTGGTTATCATATGTACCAAGCAACGAAAGACGGAGCAATGCTCATGAAACTGTTTAATCATTCAGATATACACATAACATTGAGGTATATCGGCATCGAACAAGATCAGACAGATAAAGCAATATCAAAATTAAACTTTGGCATTTGATTATTTCTTTTTACGACTACTTGTTTACATAAAAAGAACAGGTAAAGTAAGAAGTAGAAAATCAGATGCCTTTTATAGTAGAAAAAATAAAAAGACGTATTTACAAAATATAAGATATGTCAAGTCAAAAGAGAGAAGCGAAGCTAACTCAGTCGGTTAGAGTGGCGGCCTTATAAGCCGCTGGTGATGGGTTCGAGTCCCATGCTTCGCATCATCCAAGGACAGTAACTATTAACAGACTGGCAAATAGTCATACTTCATTTTTGTCAGAGTCTGACAAAGTCCTTGGATATTAACGTGGCAGTTGCAGGAACAGAAGCAAGATAAAAAAAGTGGATAGTTTTATCTCAATTAATCCTCCTTCCAAAGATTATAATTAGGCAATAGTATAGGTTTTCATGCAATATTAAAATGCTTCTTCTGGTTCGAATCCAGATGCTACGGTTTTGTCAGAGTCTGACAAAGAAAGGATACACATGACAGAACATGAGATTACATACGTGAAGAAATGTATACGAGAAAACATACATCGTTTCTATACATGGACAAGATGGAAACAAATAAGAAAAGAAGTGCTAGAGTTGGACAAAGGAGAATGTCAGTTGTGCAAGCAACGAGGTATCTATACAAAAGCAACGACAGTGCATCACGTGAACTATGTGAAGAAGCATCCAGACAAGGCTTTGGATATCTGGTACACGTTCAGAGGTAAAAGAAAAAGAAACCTGATTAGTTTATGCCATGACTGTCATGAAGAAGTCCATGGATACAGAAAGAAAAAAAGAGAAAAACCATTGACGGAAGAGAAATGGTAAAAATGGAAACAGACACCCCCGGTCAGAAAAAATCGGAAATTAATTTGGCCCATGGAGACCGGTGGGTAGACTCGACAATCGAGATTTTTGCCTCGCGCACGTGAAGGGGGGGGGTGGTCAAAAAATGGCAAAAAAACCAGCAAAGTACAGAAAAATCAAGGCAGATCTTCAGGATCAAATGGAGAGAAATCAGACACATGGAGAGCATTTTTCTGACCTTCTGGACGATTATATGTCATTTTATGAGACAAAAAACCTGTTAATCCAGGACATTCAAAACCGAGGAGTGACAGTTGAGTACAACAATGGCGGTGGTCAGAAAGGAGTTAAGAAAAACGAAAGTATTGAACAACTCTTAAAAGTAAATACTCAAATGCTGAGGATCCTGGATTCCCTTGGAATCAAAGCTGTCCAGGAAATGGATGGTGATTTTGATGACGAACTCTAAAATCAATAAACACATTCAGGAATGGATTGACATCGTTGAAAACGGAACGTATAAAACGTGTGAGGATCAAAAAAGACTGATAAAACACGTCAAACATTGCTTTGCGACGGAAGATATTTATACAGATGATGAACAGCTTGAAAAGTACATCGGCTTGATTAAATATTTTCCCTACGACTATCTGATGCCATGGCAGAAATTTGTAATAGGTCTACACGACTGCACGTACTGGAGAGAGACAGGGATGCCACGTTGGCCGGATCTGTTTTGTCTGATCGGACGTGGCGCCGGAAAAGATGGAACGATTGCATGGGAATCTGTTTGCCTTGCCTCGCCGTATAATTATGGCATACGAGAATATGACGTTGATATCTGCGCAAACAATGAAGAACAGGCAATGAGACCTGTGTATGATATCATCAATGCGTTTGACGAGCCGAAATACAGGAAGAAATTAAAGAGATTCTTTTACTGGACCAAAGAGCAGGTTAGATCACTAAGAACAAAAGCTGTGATCAAAGGACGGACAAACTCGCCGAAAGGAAAGGACGGACTTAGATCAGGTATTTGTATTTTTAACGAGGTTCACCAATACCAGGATTACAAAAACATCAACGTTTTCACAACAGGGCTTGGAAAGAAGAAACATCCACGGCGATCTTATTACACGACAAACGGAGATGTAAGAGAAGGTGTGTGCGATGATCTGATTGATAAGTCAGAGGAAATTCTACAAGGGAATGAACCTGATTATGGGTTACTGCCGTTTTTGTGCCGCCTTGATTCAAAAGAGGAGGTAGATGATGAAGCAAATTGGCCGAAGGCAAATCCATCACTTCCATACTTTCCGAATCTTCTTGAAGAGATCCGGAAAGAGTACAGGGATTGGAAGAAAAATCCACAAAGATTATCCGCTTTTATGACAAAAAGAATGAATATCCCAGACGGATCCAGCGAGATCAAGGTAACAGATTGGGAAAACATCGCAGCAACAAAAAAAGAGATTATAGACGTCACGCAATGGTCGTGTACATGCGGTATTGATTTTTCAAAAGTCACAGACTGGGTATCTGTTAACCTCCACTTCAGGAACGGAGATCAAAGGTATGATATCAATCATTCCTGGATATGCAGCCAGTCAAAGGATATTCCAAGGTTAAAAATACCATGGAAAGACTGGGCGGAAGATGGACGAATCACGATCGTTGATGAAGCAGAGATACATCCGCAGATTATAACGGATTATATTCAAAAAATGAAACAGTATTACAGAATTGAAATGCTAGCAATAGATGATTTCCGATATGCTTTACTAAGCAAGTATTTGGAAACAATCGGATTCGATAAGAAAATCTACAAAAATCTGAAACTAATCAGACCATCAGACATTATGCGCGTAGTCCCTGTGATAGATCACTGCTTCGTAAATCACTGGTTCCATTGGGGCGAAGCTCCAGAATTAAGATGGGCAGCGAATAATACGAAGCTAGTCAGGCACAATCGAAAGATAGGACAGCCGGATGATATGGACTTTGGAAACTATGTATATGGAAAAATCGAAGCAAAATCAAGAAAAACAGATCCATTTATGGCGCTAGTTGCAAGCATGGTAGTCGAGGACGTATTGCCAGAGAAAGCAATCACGACGACACCTAAGATTAAAATTTATAGCTATTAAAGGAGGTGATGCAGCAGTGGGATTCAAAGACTGGTTGATTCAGAAATTTGCACCACCAAAGACTGTAACGGTCGAGGAACTCATAAAAGATGAGGATGTGCAGCAGGCGATCAACGAGTTGTACTTAAAAGAATTGGCGTTTTGGACGTGCGTTAACAAAATCGCAAATGCACTATCAAAATGCGAATTCAAAACATATTACAAAGACGAAGAAAAGAAAGAAAAGGAATGGTATCGCTGGAACATCGAACCAAATCCAAACCAGAACGCAACAGCATTCATTAATAAATTGATCGGTATGCTGTACCGTAGAAATGAAGCACTGGTTGTAGAAATCAATGGAGCTTTGTATATTGCGGATTCTTACCAAAAAGAAAGATACGCATTGCGCGACTATGAATTTAAAAATGTTCTGATCGACGATTATACATTGTCGGACGCGTTTTACATGTCAGATGTATTTTTCTTTGAGTTAAATTCTAAAGACGTAAAGAAATACATTGACAACATGAACGCGTCGTATAGCAAATTAATGAGCTGTGCATTTAAAGCTTATCAGAAATCACGAGGTAGCAGAGGAATCCTGAATATTAGTGCAATGGCACAACAGGCACAAAACTTTGATGAAACGTTCGAAAAACTGATGAGCGAACATTTTGCAAATTTCTTTAAAAAAGACAATGCAGTACTTCCGCTGTTTGATGGTTACTCCTATCAAGACATCAGCCAGAACAGCAAGACGTACTCAACTGAAAATACGAGAGATATCAAGGCGCTTGCAGATGATATATTTGAATTCACTGCAAGGGCTTTTTCGTTTCCACCAAGCCTTGCAAAAGGCGACGTGCAGGACACAAGTAAAGCGGTGGACGAGCTTCTGACTTTCGTGATTGATCCATTGGCAAAGATGATCACACAGGAGATTAATCGAAAGGAAGGAGGGTATATCAATTTTTCACAAGGGAACTATGTGAGGATTGATACAACAACAGTAAAACATATTGATATATTCGACATTGCAACACCGATTGACAAGCTGATCAGCTGCGGAGCGTTTAGTGTGAATGATATCCTTGAACTTCTTGGAAAGCAAAGAATTGACGAGGACTGGGCAAACAAGCATATCATCACAAAAAATTATGCAAACGTAGAAGATGTGCTTGACGCAATGATCGAGACAGGAGGGAACATTGGAACCTAAAATGTACTGGCGGCTAGAACCGTCACAACAGGCAACAGGACCAACCAAATTGTATCTGTATGATGATGTGACTAAATACGGAGAATTTGACTGGTACACTTGGTCATACAAAGAATCTGAAACGTCTGCGAACTATTTCAAAGAAACACTGGAAGAGATCCAGGATGGTTCAGAAATTGAATTACATATCAACAGCAATGGCGGCTCTGTATCAGAAGGAGTCGCGATTTACAATTTGCTAAAACAAAAAGATTGCACAGTTACAGGAATTGTAGACGGAGTAGCACATAGTATTGCATTCCTGATCTTACAGGCGTGTGACAAACGAATCATGAATCTTGGCACATCTGCACTTGTGCACAACATGTGGGTGGAATGCTACGGAAATGCGGAACAGCTGCGAAAATATGCAGATGATCTTGATACATTAATGGAATCAAACCGGCAGGTATTCCTGGAGCGTGCAACGATCGACGAGGCTACACTACAGGAGCTTATGGATGCAGAAACTTATCTGACGCCAGATACAGCACTGAAGTATGGGCTGATCGATGAAGTTGCGACGTCGAAACAGAAAGACGATGGAGATGTCCAGCAAAAGGCAATGATGCAACAGCTCCAGGCGATGCGGCAGCAGATGAATATGCAGACATCGTTTAAAGAAGATCTAAAAAAACTACAGCAAGGATTGAAAAATCCAGAACCAAAAGAGCCAGTGAACAAACTTAAGAAATTTTTTGGAGGGAAATAATGGCGATTAAAAATTTAGACATGTTAGAAACAAAAAAACAGGAAATCTTACAGCTGATGCATGAAGCAATGCAGCAGGACGATCTGAAAGCATTTGATGATGGTTTCATGAAGCTATGTGAGAATATTCAGGAAGCAGTACTGACACAGGCAAGATCAGAGTTCAGACAGAGCAATGATGCCGTAGTACTTGCAACAAGAGGAGTCAGACAGCTGACAACGACAGAAAAAGAGTATTATCAAGCTGTTATAGAAGCGATGAAATCCAACGATCCAAAACAGGCACTTGGCAATCTTGATGTTGTCATGCCGGAAACAATTGTTGATTCTGTGTTTAACGACCTGGAAACAAATCATCCATTGCTGAGCAAGATTCAGTTCACAAGCGTGACTGGGCTCACAAGAATGATGATGAACACTAACGGATTCCAGAAAGCTGCATGGGGTAAATTAACCGATAAGATCATTCAGGAACTTGAATCAGGATTCAAGGAAGTCGATGTGACACAGGACAAATTATCCGCATTTATTCCAATCTCTAAAGCAATGTTAGATCTTGGACCAGAATGGTTAGATAATTACATCAGAACAATCCTGTACGAAGCACTTGCGAACGGATTAGAAGATGGAATTGTAAACGGAACTGGAAAAGATGAACCAATCGGAATGACAAAACAGGTAGGAGATAACGTTACAGTAACAGCAGGTGTGTATCCAGACAAAGCCGTTGTGAAGATCACAAAATTTGATAATATCCAGTTAAATAGGCAGGCTGCAATCCTGGCACTAAATGAAAAAGGAGAATCTAGAACAGTAACAGACCTGATCCTTCTTGTAAACCCAAGCGATTACTACAGCAAGGTCATGCCAGCAATCCAGTATCCGGCACCAAACGGTGGATACGTGTCAGCACTTCCGTTTGATATGAATATTATGCAGAGTGCGGCGGTACAAAAAGGAAAAGCTGTTTTTGGAATTGCAAACCTTTACTTTATGGGAGCAGGAATGGGCAATAATGGAAACATCTTGTATTCTGACGAATACCACTTCCTGGAAGATGAAAGAGTGTATCTGATCAAAATGTACGCTCATGGATTCCCGATTGACAACAATGCATTTATTGTATTTGACATTAAAGACTTACAGCCAGCTTATTACAAGATCGAAACAGTAACGAATACAGCAGATGTAGACGACGCAACGCTTGCAGATCTGAAATTCTCTAATAAGAAATTTAACGAAACATTTGCCGCAGGAACCACAGCATACACTGTGACAACCACAGATGCAGGCAATACGATCACAGCACTGCCAGCGGATGCAACAGCAGAGGTTGAGATTGAATTTAAGACTAAGAAGTATCCAAACGGAACAAAACTGACATGGGATGCCGGAGAAAACACTGTAAAAGTTATTGTAACTGATGGCGCAGAGACAAAAACATATACGATCACAGTCACAAAAGAATAGGTAAAAGCCTATGGAACAGTTAATTGAAGACGTAAAAAACTACCTAGATATAACATGGGATATGGATGCCAGTGAGACTCAAAAACTCACTGGCATTATTACCAGAGGGAAAGCGGCGCTGGAAGGAAAAATTGGTACGTGTGATTTTGAAAACGAGACAATAGAAAAACAACTATTGTTAGATTATTGCATGTATGCAAGAAGCGGTGCATTAGATGATTTTTGGAACAATTACAAAAGTGAGATCATTTCGTTACAGATCGGAAGGTGGGCAGATGCCAAGAATAAAGAACCATAATTTTGTTACGTTCAACGATGGAATCTTACAGATCTGTGAGCTGTCTGAACGAAAGATTGTAAAGACAAAAATGGATAAGGTCCGATACGGAGACATGACAGTCGGTATCAAACGGTTCTGGGATGCGAAGGTTGCAGGAAACGACATAGAGAAAACGGTAGCAATTCCAAAGATTCCAGATATATCAAGGATGGACCTGATCTTAATTAATGGGAAACAATACAAGATAGAGCAGATACAGGACAAATTCGATCAGATGCCGCCGTATCTGCTCTTATCATTGTCGACATCGCCGATTACATATAAGGATGTGAGATAGTGGAAGCAAAAGATTTAGGGAAAGCAATCAGAAAAGAGCTGCAAAATTACGCAAAAGTTGAAAAGAAAATACTGAACGAAGCAGTAAAGCAGGCAACAAAAGAAGCAGTGAAAGAATTAAAAACAACATCACCTAAAAAAACAGGAGATTATGCAGGAAGCTGGAGAAGCAAAACAGAAAAGAAGACAACGGGAGATTCTTCTACGATCTATGCAGGAAACGGAGAATACCGTCTGACTCACCTACTTGAAAAAGGTCATGCAAAACGTGGCGGCGGTCGTGTATCTGCGATTCCACACATCAAAAAAGTAGAGCAAAAGGCAATCAAGAAGCTGGAGGAAGAGGTGGTAAAAGGATGATGAGCAAAGAAAGAATCGAAGAAATGCTTGCAGAAACAGGACTTCCGTTCCAGTACCATCATTTCACAGAAGAAAATGCAGTTGATCCGCCGTTCATCGTATGGCTGAATGAAGAAAGTGCAAATTTCTACGCAGATGGTGTCGTGTATGCGGTAATCGACGCGATGAACATTGAACTATATACAGACGAAAAAGATCACGAATTAGAAAAAAGAATCGAAGAGATATTTAAAAACTATAACGTATCCTGGGAAAAGGAAGAAACGTACATCGACAGCGAACAGATGTATGAAGTCCTTTACCAGATGGAGGTGTAAAAAATGACAAGAGGTAAAAACAAGATCAAGTACAACCTGAAAAATGTACATTATGCTGAGCTTATGGAAACGGAAGGGAAAATAACATGGGGGACACCAGTTGCAGTTCCTGGAGCCGTATTATTATCATTAGACGCAGAGGGAGACACCAGTATATTTTATGCAGACGGAGTAACTTATTACGTGTCTGTAACTAATAATGGGTATTCGGGTGATTTAGAGATGGCATTAGTTCCGGACGGATTTAGGACAGACATCTTAGGAGATACCAAAGATACAAAAAATGTTATAACGGAAAATGCAGATGTGACAGTTAAATCGTTTGCTCTATTGTTCCAGTTTGACGGAGATGCCAATGGAATCCGCCATGTGCTGTACAACTGCAAAGCAACACGCCCAACGATCGAAAGCGAAACAAAAGAAGATACGATCGAACCAAAAACCGAGACATTATCATTAACAGCGTCTCCACTGGCAGACGGGAGAGTTAAGGCAAAAACAACAGACGAAACGGATGAGACAACTTACAATGGATGGTTTAACAAAGTCTATGAAGCAACGGCAGCTGAAGTGTAAAGGAGCAATCAGATGGAAAAGACAGTAAAGATTGATGGGAAAAATGTCAAATTAAAGTCCAGCGCTGCAATTCCAAGAATGTATCGGAACGTATTCGGAAAAGACATCTTTAAAGATATGATGGCACTGAAAAAGGCAATGGATCGAAAGAAAAAACAAGGGGACGAGCTTCCTGTTGAAAATCTGGAAATGTTTGAAAACATTGCGTACATTATGGCAAAGCATGCAGATCCGAGCAGGGTGCCAAACGATATTGGAAAGTGGTTAGATCGTTTTGAAACATTTTCAATTTATCAGATCCTCCCAGAAATCTTTGAATTATGGAATTTGAATAACAAGCAATTGGAACATTCAAAAAAAAAGAACGCGACATTGACAGGGAAGTAACAACAGCCCTGTTTCTTTTAAGATGTGTCCAAATCGGACTATCCATGAGCGATTTGGAAGAGCTCACAATAGGAATGATCATGGATATGGCAATTGAAAACAAAAATGATGATTACGATTATCCAGACAAAGCAGGACAGGAAGATTTTAACAAATTCTAAGCGACTGTTTTGCGGATAGAATTATACGAATCGTTTTGAATATTAAATAAAAGCAAAGAAAAAGACATCGGAAGGTGTCTTTTTTTGATGCGATTTTGAGGATAACAGATGGCAAGAGGAAGAAACATAAAAGGAATCACGATTGAACTAAACGGTGATGCAACAGGACTCGATAAAGCACTTTCTGGAATCAATGGGAATATTAGCAGTCTCGAAGCTCAATTGAAAGATGTTGACCGTCTGTTGAAACTTGATCCAGGAAATACAGAATTATTAAGGCAGCAGCAGACACTTCTTGCACAAGCGGCAGAAGAAACAAAAAACAAACTTGAGATGCTGAAAAAAGCAAACGAAGAGGTGTCAAAATCTGCGGATAATTACGATGCGTGGAAGGCGAAGTATGATCCAATTCAGAAAGAAATATCAGAGACAAAAGAAAAATTAAAAGAATTACAAAATGAACAGCAGAGCATGAAAGATGCAGGAGAGATAAATACAGATGCGTATAATGCGCTGCAAAACGAGATAACAGAAACAAAAACCAAATTATCAGGATTAAAAACCGAAGCCAAGCAGGTAACAGAAGAATTTGGAGCACCAATCAATCCAGAACAGTACAATGCGCTACAACGAGAGATCGTAGCAACACAACAAAAACTGGAACAGTTAGGCGAAAAATCCGAAACGGCATCAGAAAAACTCAGTGGAATCGGAAAAAATATAAGTGCTCAAACAATCATGACAGCTGCGGAGAACTTAAGTGCTGTTGGCGAGAAGATCAAAGAAGTTGGATCAAGCGCGGTAGAATCCGCAAATGATATGCAGAGTGCCCAGCAAAAGATAGCGGCGAATCTTGATGTGTCGAAGCAAAAGACACAGGAGTATGGAAAAGCCGCGCAGGAAGTCTTTGAACAAGGCGTCGTGGAAGATGCAAATGAAGCAGCAGATGCCATCATCGCAGTCAAGCAAAATATGTCAGATCTGAACGATACAGATCTTTCGAAAGTTGCCGGACAGCTCGCAATAATCTCCGAAAGAACTGGAACAGACGTAAAAGAAAACACAGTCGCTGTTGGAAAGCTGATGAAAAATTTTGGTTTATCCAGTAAAGAAGCAATGGACTTGCTGGCGGCTGGATATAAAAACGGATTAAACTCATCCGATGATTTTATGGACACGATCAACGAGTATTCGCCGTTATTCAAAACTGCCGGATACTCAGGAAAAGAAATGTTCCAGCTCCTGAAAAACGGAATGGAAAACGGAGCGATGAATACAGATAAGGCAGCAGATGCCTTGAAAGAGTTTCAGATTCGCTTGGGTGACGGAACATTTAAAGGCAACATTAATAGCTTTTCGTCCAATACAAAGAAGGTATTTGGCGAATGGGAAAAGGGAAAAGCAACTGTCAAGGACGTTGCGGAAAGCGTCGGGAATGATCTGAAAAAGATGTCACCGAAAGAACAACAAGAAGCCTTATCCACACTATCCACACAGTTTGAAGACTTAGGTATTGACGCATCAGTTGCGTTGTTTGGAGTTGGAAATGACTTTGACAACGTGAAAGGCAAAGCAAAGGAAATGTCCAAGCAAACACCAGGAGAGAAGTGGGAAGGGGCACTCAGGAAGCTACAGGACAGCTTGATTCCGATTGGAACACAGATTGTTACAGCTCTACAACCTATTGTTAATGTTATATCAACAATAGCACAGGCGTTCGGATCATTACCAGGACCGATACAAACGGTCATTATAGCAATTACAGGATTGATTGCATTGTTTACGACATTAGCACCAGCGATAGCTGCGATCATGACGATCTTCACAACGCTTTCGGCTACGGCACTTGTACCGTTCTTGCCGATCATAGCTGGAGTGATTGCAGCAATTACGGCAGTAATAGCAATTATACGAAACTGGAGTACGATTACGACATTTCTTGGCAATGTGTGGAATGCTGTAAAAAGCGCTGTATCAAGCGCAGTAAATGCAATAGGCAGTGTAATTATGACGGTGTTCGGTGCGGTGAAAACGTTTATATCAACTGTATGGAATGGGATCAAAACAGCGATCATAACGACAGTTAATGCGATCAAAACAGTAATCACAACGGTGTTCAATGCAATCAAAACAGTTGTAACTACTGTATTCAACGCAGTCAAGACAGTAGTTACTACAGTATGGAATGGAATCAAGACAGCGATCACAACAGTGGTCAATGCAATTAAAACGGTGATCACAACGGTATTTAACGGAATAAGGAGTGTGATCACGACTGTAACAAGCACGATTAAAAGCGTAGCAGTTGGAGCATTTACAAAAATGAGATCAGGGATCAAGACGGTTGTTTCAACGATAGCCGGAATCGTGAAAGGTCCATTTAATACAATTAAAGGATTTATATTCGGCCTTGCAAGATCTGCTTATCATTGGGGATCTGATTTTATTAACGGATTGAAAAACGGAATCTTTTCAGGAATCAATAAGATTGTAGAAGGAGTCAAAGGATTAGCTGGGAAGATCAGAAGCTTCCTACATTTCTCACGGCCAGACGAAGGACCATTAAGGGATTACGAGACATGGATGCCGGACTTTATAGACGGACTCGCAAAAGGAATTGACAAGAACGTGTACAAAGTAAAAGATGCAATGCAAAGCGTTGCAGACCAGATGAATGCAGGTATCACAACAAACCTGAACGGATTACAGCCAGCAGGAGCGAGTGTGAATCTAAACAATGCGGTAACTGTACAAGTTGGCAATCATGAATTCGATGCATACATCGTCAAAACGGCGGAAAAAGGAATTAATAACAACAGGATCACAAGTAACAGATTCAGAGGACGCTAATCTTGTCAGAGTCTGACAAAGATAGGAGCTAAAAATGTATTTGATAAAGAGAAACAAGAAAACAAACACAGAAGCCGGGGTGCTGGTAAAAGAAAGGCCAGCAATCCCGGCGCCAGAGTATCGTTATGAGACGATAGACATACCAGGAAGAGACGGGGCACTGTACTCGGAAGAAGAATTTGTTAACGACATTACGATCAAGATCACATTCGTATTTGCAGCTGATCCGTCAAAATGGCAAGACCTTTTTCGCAAGGCGAGGAGATGGCTGCTCGATAAAACAGATAACAAGTTAACCCTTGAAGATATGCCAGGTTATTACTACAAAGTGAAACATACAACAATAGGCAGCTCAGAACGAGAGGTAAAACAGGTGGGAGAGTTTGAAACTGAATTTATCTGTGAAGGACATCAGTATCTTACTTCTGGAACTTATGAGTACGAAAAACAAGAAGTGCTCTACAATCCTTATTCAGTTTCGCATCCAACGTATCTGATCACGGGAAACGGCAGATGTACATTAACAGTGAATGGAAATGAATTTGCAGCTGAGGTTGGCCAGAACGTAACAATTGACACTGATCTAATGCTTGCGTACCGACAAGACGGCAGAATGATGAATACATCCGTCACAGGAGATTACCAGGAACTGTACTTAAAAGAAGGGGATAACACAATAGAGATAACAGAAGGATTTGGCTTGAAGGTTATACCAAACTGGAGGTGTCTATGATACAAATTTATAAGCCGGACAATACGAGCTTTGACAAAAATGGAGACATGACATTGATGCCGTCTAAAGCAATTGTACACACTGTTTTGAATGGGACGTGGACAGCAGAACTGTCGCATCCGATCGATGCAGGCGGTCGCTGGAGATACATTGAAGATGAGGCAGTCGTAAAAATGCCAAGCTTTAACGGAGATCAGCTGTTCAGAATTCGGAAAAAAGAAAAATCAGACTCGCAGATAACGGCATCACTTGAACCGATCTTTATGGATGCAAAAGATGATTGCTTCCTAGTAGATGTAAGACCAACGATGAAAAACGGTCAAGAAGCTTTGGATATCATGACAGCAGCAAACAATAAGTACTCTGCAAGCTCTGATATCCCCTGGGTATCAGTTGCGTACTATGAATACATGAATTTAATCGAAGCTATCAACGGCGACGATGAAAACTCGTTTATAAATCGGTGGGGTGGCGAGATATTATTTGACAACCATACGGTAATTATTAATAAAAGAGTTGGTGGCGATTATGGAGTGGAGCTAAGATATGGGAAAAATATCAAAGCTGATGGACTCACAGAAGAAATTGACACAAGAAATGTTGTGACAAGAATCTATCCAAAGGGATACGATGGAATAACGATGTCTAATCATGGTTATGTAGATTCTGCGTTAATTAATAGTTATCCAACGATAAAAGCAGCAACAATTACGTTCTCAAACGTACGAATGAAAGATACGTCAAAGCAGGAAGAAAACTTAAAAGAATTAGGACAGCTACAAGTTAAGCTTGTAGCAAACGGAGAAAAACAGCGACAGCTTGAGCGAAAATACAAGAAAAAGAAGATCAAAGCGAAAGATTATGAAAAACGGTTAGACGAGATCTTGACAGAAAGAAACGAGATCAAAAAGGAGATTGACGATCTTAAAGCAAAAGGAGAAGAAGAAGAACAGGAAGCAAGGGACGAAGCGATCAAAGAAGGATGGACAGTGTGCGAGACACAGGAAGAACTTGACGCTGCATTAACAAAAGAATGCAACGATCAGTTTGACCTGGGACTCGACGAGCCAACAGTTACAATTGACGCCGACATGATTCTTTTGCAAAATACAGATCTGTACAAAGATTACGCAGTGCTCGAAGAAGTATCGCTCGGAGACACAATCCACTGTAGGCATTGCAAACTGGATATTAATACAGATGCAAGAGTTATAGAAATGGAGTACGACTGCATAAAGAAAAAAGTAACATCTGTAATCCTAGGAGATTTTGAAAAACAAACAAATTACTTTGATGACGTCGCAGCAAGCATTAACAAGATCGATGAAGCAATTCGACCAGATGGATCACTTGTTGCGGAAAAAATAAAAGGTTTTATTAATGGAGCAATGACAAGCCTAAGAGCACAGTACAATGTTGCGAAAAAACAAGATGTCATGGCAGTTCTGTTTGAAAACCTGGACGAAAGCAGCGAAACATACGGAGCGCTTGCAATTGGCACACAAGGACTGATGATAAGTAAAAGACGAACAACAGATGGAAAGGACTGGGAATGGACGACAGCGATCACAGCAGCAGGAATGATCGCAGACACGATCGTAGCCGGACTGTTAGCAGATCAGACTGGGAGAAACTACTGGAATTTAAACACTGGAGAATTTGTTGCAGGCAATGCGACAATAAAAAATCTATCAGGAAATGATTCTGTTGAAATTTCGGATGCGACAATGAAAATAAAAAATAATAATCAAAACACCGGAAGAATTGGTTCAAATAATTTAAGAAATAATGATAACGTTACAGGATTGGTATTTGAGCTTGAAGACGGTGATTACATGTTTTGGGGTGTACGAAATGGAGATGGATATAAACCAATCATGGTGTACACAAAAGGAAAATACACAAATTTAATAGGGAAAGCATTGAATGTGTTATGTGATCTTAATTTGGAAGGAAATCTTAATCTGAATGGATATAAGCTCACTAACTTTGCAGTAAGTAATGGGGCAACAGGATGGTCAGGAGATATACCGATTGTGAAAGATATTGAAAAAACATCGAGTGGACTAAGCTGGACAGAGGGATCAATTACAGTAAAGGATGGCATTATTACATCTGTGTCCAAGCCTAAATAGGGAGGGTAGCTATGGCTATGATAAATGAAAAAATACAGTTAGATTTTACAGAAGAAGGACTTAGGGAAAAGATTGACAGGAAAAGTATTAAATGTACTGTGTGATCTTGACAGGTATTGTAGGATAGGAGAATGGCAATGGTAGATAAAACAATAACACTTGATTTAACGAGCGAGGGCATAAGACAAACAGCAGAGGTTACACAAGGAGATACCGGCCGCGTTTTGAAATGTAATATTATAGGGCTAAACCTTACAGGGATAACAGCAAGATTTATTGCAGTAAAACAGTCAAAAAAAATAATTTACAATAATTGCGAAATTTCGGAAAATGCAGTAATTATAAAGCTGACAGAACAGGCACTTGCAGAAACAGGAATCACAGAATGCCAGATTGAATTATCGAAAGATGAAGAGATCGTGCAAAGCTTTGTATTTAATTTAGATGTAAAAAAATCTTTATTAAAATCTGCGACAGTCAGTGAAAACGAACTGGGCGTACTGGATGATATACAGAAGGATATTGAAAACTTAAAGCAGACTAAAGCAGACAAAAACCAGTATGGAGCACCACTATCTGCAAAAACAGCAGCGGAAATGACAGACACATCAAAGATCTACGTCTATTACGGATCAGAAGCAGGTTACGTCTACGGAAACTGGTACGTTTATACGAATGGAGCATGGAAAGCACAGGGAGAGTTCCAGGCTGCACAGATTGCAGATGGAAGCATTTCAGGTGAAAAAATTGCAGATGGAGCAATAACAGAAGATAAGATCAGTGACAGAACAGTAGCAGGGAAGAAACTTCAGTATCAATCAGTTTCTACGGATGAATTAAAAGATAGCTCAGTATCGTCAAAAAAGCTGCAAGACTCATCTGTGACATCTGAAAAAATTGGAAATCAGGCAGTAACAGAAGATAAGATCAGTGATAATTCTGTAACAGAAAGAAAAATTAAAGACGGATCGATCACATCCGAGAAGATGGCAAACGAGAGTGTGACAACAGAAAAAATCGCAGACGGAGCTATTAAAACGAAAAAAATCGCAGACGGGGCAGTATCATTTGATAAGATCAATGAAGAATTCAAGTCAAGAATTATCGATAATGAAAAAGATACAGATGCTTTACAAGATGCAATTCGGCTACTTACGAACAACATAGAGCTACTGACAAAAAGCTCGAACAATTATGCGAATGGTTTCCGGATGGAAGATGGGAAGTTATACCTTACAAACAATGGCGAGATCATAAGCGACGGTATCACAGTAGGAACTGGATCAGGAAGTGGTGGGCTTGCTTTTAATTCTGGGTATATGAGCGAAGATGGATATCTACACCTGACACAGGACGGGACAGACATTGAAGGATTTGATCCAATCTTTATAGGGACAGGTGGGGGATCTAGTTCCGGATCAAAACTCGTATTTGCAATGTACTCGCCGGCGGCATTTTCAGTTTTACAGACAAATGGAACAGCACCAATCAAGTTTAAATTCTCATCATTGGACGCAACGACACAGACATCAACAGGAGCTGGAAACTTATCAATCTATGTCGGAGGAATCCTGAAAGAAAACAAAACAATTGAACAGGGCGACAATATCACATTGGACATTTTTGAGCATCTTTCAAGCGGCGCCAATACGGTCAAGCTTACAATGACCGATACATATGGAGCAACAGCGACAAGAACGTTAACGATCACAATGGAATCATTTACGTTAGACTGGAATCTTGGAAACACCGAGAAGAACAGTGGAGTGTTGACAATTTACGTAACGCCAACAGGATCAGGAGTAAAAAGAATTTATTTGACGGTAGACGGCATCCAACAAAGCATGCAGGAGGTAACAACGACAGGGCGAAGGATTGTGTTTAGCACAACACTTACAGCTGGAGCACATGAGGTAAGCGTGTACGGAACAATGTCACTGAACGGCGTGACGTTAACATCTGACACACTCACATGTGCGGTTGCACAAGATGGTGGTGGGACAGTCGTTGCAGCCAAACTGACAGAGAAAAAGGTCGACCAGTACGCGACACTGGCAATTCCATACAGAATATTAAGTTCTGCCAATCCGGCAACAGTAAATTTTTACATTAATGACACTCTACAGTCAACCGAAAGCGTAGATCAATCGGAACACATCTGGAGTTATAGAACAACGGATGCAGGAACGCTAAAACTTGCAATTGAATGTGATGGAAAGAGGTGGGAAAAGACGATTGAAGTCTCTGCACTATCATCTGATATCAGTGAGATCACAGACAGTCTTGTATTAAAGATTGATCCGAACAAGATCACAGATCTAAAAATAGTCAGTGGTCTGACACTTTCCGAAAATTTTGATACGCATAACGGTGGATTACAGACGGATCCAGAAGGAATCCGATGTATCAAGGTAGTAAAAGGTGACAGGATTACACTGGATTATAAATTGTTTGGAACGGATGCAAGAAAAGATGGGCGAAACTTTAAATTTATTTACAAGGTTGAAAACAGCTCATTGTTTGATGCGCAGGCAATTACATGCATGAATAACAACATTGGATTAAATATGAAAGCCAATTCGATGACAGTGAAAACCGAGCAGACAACGCTTGAATATCCATTATGTGAGGGGTACAAGACAGAAGCAGAAGTGAACATTGAACCGGATTCAGAAAATCGCCTGGTGATGCTGTGGGAAAGAGGAACACCAGCAAAAGCAGCAATCTATGCAAGCAATGACAACTTGAAACAGACAACACCTGTAGGAATCACAATCGGGTCTGATGATTGTGATGTGGTTATCTACATGATTAGAGTATACAGTCGAGATCTTACAACAGACGAGATCAAGGCAAACTTCTGCGCAGATGGGAAAGATGGGGCTGAGATCACGGCAAGACATGACAGGAATCAGATTTATGATTCTTCTGGGAACCTGGATCCAGATAAGGTTGCAACGCTCAATCCAGGTCTGCACGTTTTTACATGGCATGCCCCGAATGTATCAACGGCAAAAAGCCAGAAGATCACAGGAAGCGTTACACATAAATATGTAAAAGGTGGCGCAGCACATTCATGGACTGCAACAAACGTAGAACAGAAGGCACAGGGTACATCATCCCTTGGATATGTACAGGCCGGATGCAATGAAGATTTTAATTTTAAAAACGGATTTGATCTTGAAGATGGAAGCCATATTGATACATATGCCATGACAGATAATTCTATTGGAGTCAATTACCTGAATTTCAAAACAAACGTGGCATCACAGGAGCATATCAATAATATCTTAGTATCTGACTGGTACAATACATATCAGCCATATACACGGCCAGCAAAACAAGCGAATAAAAAGGTAAGAGATACAGTAGAGGGGCACATGGCAGCTTTGTTTTTCCATAATACCGGAAACGAAGCGGTACAGGTTGGACCGATGACGGTAGCGCCAGATGAAACAGTTTTCTATTCGCTGGGGAATATCAACAATTCGAAGAAGAATTTAGATATTTTTGCACAAAATGAGACAGACGATGTAATTGTCATTGAGGTAGCAAACAATACATCTGATCAGTGTCGAATGAAGTCTGCTGATCTTTCGACAGAAACATGGGACGGAGATACAAATTTTGAATTCAGGCACCTCGCAGAATCACAAAACGAAGAAGAAGCAAAGCAATTGTGGCAGGACTTTCTGACATGGGTAGTATCTTGCAACGCAGACGCAGCAACGAACAAAACGCTGCCAAGCGTAGTAACAATTGACGGCCAGGCTTTTTCGGTGGATTCAAAAGAATACAGGATTGCAAAATTCAGGAAAGAGGCAGCAGACCACATGATCGTAGATTCGGTAATGTGGCACGTGTTGATAACTCTGGTATTTAGCCAGGTCGACAACAGAGCGAAGAACACTTTCTGGGGATACAGTAAATTATCTGGAAAATGGAATCTATGTTTTGCGTATGATAATGATACAGCAATGGGGAACGACAACGAGGGTGGCTTAACACTTAAGTATGGGTACATGGATTACGATAAGATTGGAACCAGAGACGTATTTAACGCAGCAGATGCAACCGTCTTTCAGATGATGTGGAAAGCGTTTCCGCAGGAATTGGCAAGCATGTACATCAATCGTGAAAATGCTGGAGCATGGGATCTTGATGCGTTTGCAGATCACTGCGAAGAAATACAGTCGCTTGCAGCAGAATCACTATGGATTGAAGATGTGTGGCGGAAAGACATTAAAACATACACAGTCCTTGGAACGTCTGCATACATTCCGATGCTGAATGGACAGAAGAGACTGCAAAGGCGACAGTTTTTACACTACCAAAGAGCATTTATGAGCTCTTACTTTATAAGCCCCTACGCAACGGCAGAAAGCGCAACGATTCGAGGGTACACACCAACAAGTGGGAATCTTGTGATCACACCAGAAAGCAAGATGACGATCACACCTTACAGTGACTTATGGATAACTGTAAAAGCTGGGTCCGGAACGACGCAGAAACGAACAACGGCGGGAAAAGCAGTTGAATTACAGTTGGGCGTACCGCAGATGAATGACACAGAAATCTATATTAGAAACGCTGCATTTATTCAGGATCTTGGAGACCTGTCATGCTTATATCCTGGATACACAGACATTGCAAGTTGTAAAAAACTAAAACGAGCACAGATCGGCTCAAGTACAGATGGGTACGTTAATACAAATATGAAAGAAGTAACTGTAAAAAACGCGACATCCTTGGAGTACATCAATGTTGAAAACTGCCCAGCACTGGCGCAGGAGCTAGATCTTAGCAATAACATTAACGTAAAAGAGTGCTATACAAGAGGAAGCGGAATCACAGGCGTCACATTTGCACCATACCAGCGATTGCAAAAAGCAAAACTGAATGCAGTTACATCAATTTTTGCAAAAAACCTGATGTATGTAAAAGAATTTACATTACAAGCGTACAATCTTTTAACAACATTGAATGTTTCAGGAAGCCCAGCACTTGACACTTTAACAATTGCCATGAACGCGGAAAACCTGACAAGAGTGAGATTGATTGACATTGATTGGAGAACAACAGTCAAAGCATACTGGACATTAATGAGATTACACGAAGCGAATGGTATTGACGACGATGGTCACAATACAGAAAACGGAGTATTAACTGGATCTGTTTATTTTGATGGAATTTCGCCAACAAAATACAAAGAACTGACAGATGCGATAAAAACAGTAACATTTACATACGGTCAGCTATTGGAAGAGCATACAGTAACATTTAAGAACTGGGATGGAACAACGCTGAATACACAAAAGGTTGAACACGGAGGAGCTGCACAAGATCCAATCCAGGCAGGATATATCGGGACACCGATCAAAGAACCGGACCAGGATAATGTGTATACTTTCTTCAAATGGGACGTGCCGATTGAAAATATCACACAAGATACAACGGTAACAGCATTGTTTACATCACAGACAAGGGCATACGTTGTAAGATACCTGAACGAAGGAGAAGTAATCGAGATCCATAATGTAAAAGCTCATGGATCTTGTATCTACGAAGGAAAAGACCTTGAAAAATCCGGATATGTATGGATTGGATGGGACAAGACAGCGGACGACGTTACGCAAGACATGGACATTAACGCAACGTACATCTACCCACAGCTACCAGGACAGATCAAGGATTTAACACAGTATGACTATGCTTACAGTGATGATCCAAAAGATAAATCCGCATACACGTTCGGAGAGTTTTACTCAATTTTTAAAATGGGCAAAGCTGTAGAATACGGATTCACCCCGGCGGCATTAATCAAAATGGTACCGCAGAAAGCAAAAGAGAACGAGATTATTCCGGACGAAAGTATTGTATTTAGATATCATTCCAAAGGACATTACGCATTGTCATCGGGAACAGGAATGACGAATGGTGATTTCTACATGATTGGCGTGCTCGGAATCAGACAACAAATGAATAAGACCGCAACGAATAAAGGAGGATGGGATAAGAGCGCGCTAAGAGAATGGATGAATAAAACATTATATCCTATGCTGCCACCGCAATGGAGAAACTTTATCGCGTTGTCGGATACGCTGGCAAGTGCCGGAAACCAATCAACGACGATAACAACATCACAGGATCACTTGAGAATTCCGTCAATTTGTGAAGTGGGAGCTGAGCTAACGGCAGTTCCTTATAAAAACGAAGTTTCAACAGAAGCAGAAGAAGTGACGTTCTCATGCTACACTGACAACAATTCGAGGAAAAAGTGCATCTATAACGGTACTGGATCAGCATGGGAATATTGGCTGAGGTCTGCGGATGCAGGCGGTGCGGTGTCTTTTCGCAGTGTCAATGACAATGGTATCTGTCTCTTATACACATCTGACGCTGC